CCACTCAAGCTACTGTCCGAATTTGCGGGGCCAGCTCTCTATCAGGGGACCCGCGACCATCCAGCGCCGCGCGGTGCGCCGAAGCATTCCTCACTTGTCGCGCCAGTCATCAAGCAGGCAGCGCTCGACGCGCAACTGGCGCGCGATCGTGTCGGCGGCGTCGCGCAGTGAGACCTCGACGGCGGCGAGGTCATAGCGGTCGAGTCCGCGCGTGGCGATCTCAATGGCATGAATGCTGGCGAGGAGGTCCTGCAGCGGCCAGCGGCGGCCTAGGAGCGGCTTCGCGATGACGCCCGGCTGTTCGCTGGCGTCGATCGCATCGACCGCATGGGCGGGCCTCTCTGGCGCCTCGAAGGCGCGAGCCGGCGAGATCGCCCCGACATTAATGATTTTCATTTCGACCGCCCCATCTGCTCCACCTTGTTTTCGACGACCCCATCTGCTCCGCTCCACCCTCCACCCCTCTAAGGGGGGTGGTGGTGGAGCAGATCATTGCTCTACCTTGCTCCACTTTGCTCCACCGAAGTGGAGCAAGTGGAACAGCCGCTAATCATCATCGCCTGCGACCTCGATGAATGTCTTCATCTTGCGGCTCTCGTCGTCCAGCTTCTCGACCTCGACCAACGCCCCGCTCGCTAGCCAAATCTTCACCAATCCAGCGATCTTGGCCTTCTCGCTCTTCACGGTGAGACTGAGACCCAGCGCCTTGGCGATCGGAAGTCCGACCCAGCGCTTAGCCTGACTGCTGGCGCGCCACTGGCCGGCCTTGATCGCGGCAGCGGCGCGCTCGAAGTCGCTACCCGTCACCCCTTCGAGCGGGTCAGGCCAAGTCCACTTCGTAGCGACGCCGATGTAATCGCCGCCGCTGCCGTTGCCGGAGGGATTGTTGCAGAGATCGACCGACGCCAGCTTGAACCAGTCACGCTTGTCGGCAGGCGGCGCCATGTTCGCTTTGTCGTCGAGCACCGAGAAGTGCAGGCGGCGGTTCTCGACGCCGCACTTCTTCGCTTCCTCCTCGGTCATCCGGTTGAGCACGCGCACCGAGCGGCAGGCATCGGCGAACGATCCGCCACCGCGTGCGCTTTGCACGGTAACCTCCTGATCTCCCTTGCGCACATGATGAACCAACTCGATCGCGCAATCGGCTTGGTCGGCGACCTTGCCCCATTCCTTCACGACCATGTCGATGGCGCCGTTGTCGTTCTCGGCGAGCTTGTGGCACGAGACAAAGGGATCGATGATGACGACATCAATCCCCTTGTCTTTGATCTCGGCAACCAACGCCTCGACCATGGGCGAGCAGATCGCCGCCTCTCCGTCCGTCATCTCGGCAATGACGAGCGGCTGATCACGGCCGCAATTCACAAAGAGCCGGTCTTCGATGTCGTCGGACATGAGGCCGTAATACATCGCCGCCGCCTGGATGCGACGCATGATCTCCTCATGCGGGTCTTCAAGGTTAAAGTACAAGACCCGCAACTGCTCGGTTTCCGTGCCGAGCAGCGACAGGCCGGAAACCATCGCCAACATCTCGCCGATCATGAGCGAGGACTTACCGACCGCGCCCGGCGCGATCGTGGCACTGACGAACTTCCGGATTAGGTGGCGACCATACAGCCACTCGCGCATCGGGATGCGTTCCGGATCGGTCCATTGATACGGCATCGCGCGCAGCTTCACGGCAGAGTGTCCCATGCCGTGGGCCGGATCAGTGAGTTTCAGCTTCTTGCGCGCGAGCTTGATCAACTCCTTCAACTCGGGGTTCCTGCCTCCGGCATGGAGCGAGCAGATGATCTCGATCTCGTAGTCCGACTTGAATTCGATGATCATCTCTTCGATCACGGTCGAAAGCGAGGTGGCCCACTGCCCCGGCACCTTGCTTGCCTCGAACAGCACATGGCGCCGGTCCATGGCAGCAAGCATCTCTTCATGGCTCGGCGGGTTGATCGATTTCATGATCAGACCTCCCGCATGATGCGTTCAACGTCGCGCTGATTGATGCCGATCACGGCAGCAGCCGTCTCGAAGTCGTCATCCTCATCGCGCGGGCCGTAGCCGTAGAAGGGTTCGATCGGAATACCCAACTCCAGCGCCGCAGGGATCACGGCACCGCGACCGATATATCGATGAGCCCAACGCTCGATGTCGTGTTTCAAGGTGCCATTGATCGGGGAAGTCTGAGGCCGCGCCGACTTCATCCGACGACACAGCTTCAGGAAGACTTTGGCGATCTCAACCTCTTCACGTCGTACAGGATCGCGACGGTGAACGCCGCGATAGTCACGGTAAGCGGCGAGCCCGTTGGTGCAGACGGTGTAGGGGCCGATGCGGGTAGGTCCGTCGTCCTTCGAACAGACAGTTCGCTATTAATCGAAGTATGGTTGCTCATTCCAACATGTCTCCTTTCGTTGATCTGCCCGGTTCGCCAGCCGGGCAGATTTTTTTTGCATTCACCGGACGACACTCGGTCAGTGCCGCACGCCAGCGGACGCGATCAGGTGATACCTTGCAAGTCATTGTTTCTATTACGTTTTCTTCTTGTCGCTTCATCCATGCCGGCTTATGGATGTCAGTCAACAGCAGCGTCACGACGGAGATTTGAAACGTGTTTCCACTCACCCCGATCGCTCCTTATGACTTCGACAAGCTCATTTCGAAGTCTGAATACAATCGTCGTCAGCTCAAGCAGCGCGGTCAGTTCGCACCGCTCATCACCGCGACGCCTGAACAGCGCGCCGACGGTCTGTGGCGCGATCAAATCTTCATCGCCGCTGACGCGCTGATCATGGTGGTCATCGACATGTTGATCTCAGCCGGCGCGAAGCGCGCTGCGATCGGTCACGTGATGCATGATCTGCAGCTCGAAGTAATCTCGCACCTGAACGATCTCGACGGCGGCAAGGCGGTTCACATCGTCTTCGCTCATGACGGCGAGCGTTGGCTCATTCTCTCCGCCCCGAACGTTCTTGCCGCGATGGCGGAGACGGCAGCTCACTTCAAGGCGAATTGCCCTGACCTCGCGAAGTTCGGGATCGCCGAGGCACCGCGCATCGCGTTCTTTTGCGTCGGCTTGCATGACGCTCTGACCACTCTGCGCGCGCGTGCTGCCGAGCACGATATTGAAATCCCGGCGCGCATCTGGCCGACGCTGGAAGAGCTCGATGCCGGCGCTGACTTGCTCGCCGCTGCTATCGCGCCGCGCCGTTCGTTGGTTATCGAAAAGTGGCAGGCCATGCGCCATCTTGAAGCTGCAAAGGAAGGCGCTCTGCAGTGAACATCTTCAAGCGCACCGCTCTCGCCTTCCGTGCCTTCGCGCGCGGGTTCTCAGGCTATGACGTGACTGGCGGCTCTGGCCGCTGGCCGACGAACTACATGCTGAACGCTCCGGTGACGCAGTCGCTTGCGGCGGCTCGACTGGCCTCGCGCAAGATCGCGCATCAGGCCGAGAACAACGCACTGATCTCGTCGATCGTCACGAACGCCGTCACTGCGATCGTCGGTGACGGCCCGACCGTACGCTCTGCGCATCCTGACCCGGAAGTGAACGCTCACCTGCAGCGCGTCTGGAATGCGTTCTTCGCATCCTGCGACATCGAGGGAACGATGTCGCTCGGCGGATATCTCAGCCGCGTCGCTCGTGGCTTCGTGATTGACGGCGAGAGCTTCACGAAGTTCATCGTCGATCCCTTGACGATGACACTGAGCCTGCAGCTTCTGAGCGCCGATCAGGTTGACAGCGCTCGGACAGTGCTGAGCCTCGGTATGACCGGCGATGCACCCAACATCATGGCCGGTGTCGAATTCGACGCGATCGGCCCCCGCGTGGCCTATTGGGTGCTGCCGTCGCAGCCGGATGCGCCATGGGCGTCGGTCCTGCCTCCCGTGCGCGTGTCGGCGCTCGATGTTGCTCATGTCTTCGAGCCTCGCTTCCCGGGCATGCCGCGCGGCGTCTCGCCGCTGACCGCTGTCGCACCGCTCGCCATGGAGCTTGATAGCGCCATCGATGCCGCCGTCATGAAGCTGCGCGTGTCCTGTCTGGTCGCGATGGTTGTTCGCGACCCGAACGGCGATCTCGTCTATGACATCAACAGCCCCAATGATCCGGCGACCTTGCAGCTTGAACCCGGCGCCACGTTGAAGCTGCCGCCCGGCTGTGACGTGTCGTTCCCGCCGACTTCCGAGATGAATACGGTCGCGGAAGTTCTCTCGCATATCGAGCGCCTGATCTGCGCCGGCTCCGGCACGGGCGTTCCGTTCTTCGTCGCATCGGGCGATCTCGCCAGCGTGAACTTCAGTGCCGGTAAGCTCGGCATGGCGGCGTTCCTGCGTCGCGTGAAGGCGCTGCAGCAGAACCATATCGTCGCGCAGCTTCTGACACCGATCTGGGATCGCATCGTCCTGCTTGACGTCCTCAGCGGTCGCCTGCGCGCCCCCGATTATGAAACGAGCCCGGAGCGCTATACGGCGCAGTTCCTGTTCCCCGGATGGCCGCCGATCGACGAACTCAAGGCCGCCAAGGCCGCCACGCTGAACATCGCCGCCAAGGTCAAATCCCGCGCCGAAGTCATCTCGGAGGGCGGTCGCGACCCGGCCGATGTCGATGCCGAGATCGAAGCCGATCCATTTTCCGCCGATGACCTGTCGGCGAATGCCACCAACATCAGCAATCAACCCGACACGGAGAACGTCTAACCATGCGTCATATTCTTCTGCGCGAGAGCGCACTGCCCCTCGAACGTCGCGAAGCCGTGCCGCGCCCGCGCACGTTCGATCCTGACGCCATGACCATTGAAGCCGTCATCGCGTCCAATACGCCGGTGCGTCGTCGTGACGCGCGCGGCGGCGAGTTCTTGGAAATCCTCGACCCGGCGGGTCTCGACATCGCGACCACGCGCGGCGCCTCGGTGCTCAGCAATCACAACTCCGGCAGCCTGGACGCCGTCCTTGGTTCGCTCGACGACGTACGCATCGAGGGCGATCAGGTCATCGGTCGTGTCCGTTTCTCGTCTCGCCCGGAGATCGCTGCGGTCGTTCAGGATGTCCGCGACGGCATCCTGCGCAGCCTGTCGGTCGGCTACGCTGTTGACGAATGGAAGCAGGGCAAGGACGCCAGCGGCCAGCGCACCATGACGGCGGTTCGCTGGTCGATCCGTGAAGCCTCGTTCGTCGCGGTGCCGGCCGATCCGACCGCGCGCACTCGTCTGGCGAACGACCCGACCCTGTTTGACGGATGTTTCACTTATCTCGATGAGCGCGCCATCCACTCGCTCGGTCAGCGTGCTGGCGCCTCTCAGCAGCGCATCGACGCTCTTATCGAACTCGGTGCGACCATCGAACAGGCTCGCGCCGCCTTCCTCAACGACATGTTGGACCGCTCTGTGACGGTTCGCAGCAATGGAAACACCATGCACAATCGCAACTCTCTCGACAATCCTGAGACCTTCCAGCGCGCCGCCGCTGAAGCGATGTACACCCGCATCAATGCGACCTTTACGCCGTCGCCAGAGGCCCGGCAGTTCGTCGGCATGACCTGCGCTGACGTTGCCCGCGAGTGTTTGCATCGCGCTGGCGTGTCCGTCATGGGCATGACGGGTCCGAGCGTGATCACGCGCGCCTTGCAGACCACGTCCGACTATCCGGCGCTGCTGGCGAACCTCATGAATAAATCCTTGCGCGATGCCTACGTGGCGGCGCCCGGGGGCATTCGCCGCATCGCGAAGCAGACCGAAGTGAATGACTTCCGCGCCAAGTACCGCATTCAGATCGACCACGGCGGCTTCGTGCTTGAGCAGGTCAATGAGAGCGCCGAGTACCCCTATGGTAGCTTCATCGACAGTAAGGAGAGCTACGCTATCGACACCTACGGCAAGATTTTCTCGATCACGCGCAAGGCGCTGATCAACGATGATCTTGGCGGTCTCGGTGATGTGTCGCGCTACCTGGGCTTCGCGGCTGCTGAATTCGAGCGTCAGGCTCTCGTCAACCTATTGGTGTCGAACTCCGGCTCTGGCCCGACGATGTCGGACGGCCAGACGCTGTTCCATGCGACCCACGGCAACGTCGGCACGGGCGGTGTTCCGTCCGAGACGACGCTTAGCGAAGCGCGCTGCGCGTTTCGCGGGATCGTGAGCGCGGATTTCAGGGGATCGTGAGCAGAGATTTCAGACGATCGTGAGCAACGATTTCGCGGGATCGTGAGCAAGGCTTTCGGAGCCTTGCAGCGCTTCGGCCGACAACTCAACCGGCTTAGGGATGACCTCGTGGTTAACGAGGAAGTCCAATGCCTACCCAGAGATTGTCGATGCGCCGGATCAAGGAAGTCCTTCGGTTAAAACATTTTCAAGGCCTGCCAGAGCGGGCCATCGCGCGGAGCGTGGGCGTCAGCAACGGCGTTGTGCACAGCTACCTGAGCCGCGCCCGCTCTGCTGGGTTGAGCTGGCCGCTTCCGGAGGGAATGACCGATGAAGACCTGGAGCTTTTGCTTTTCCCGGCCCCACGACCAGCGTCTCAGAGCCCGCAGCGGCCGGTGCCCGACTGGAGCTACATCGATAAAGAGCTCCGCCGGCGCAACGTAACCCGTCGCCTGCTCTGGGAGGAGTATCGCGCCGTTAATCCCGACGGTTTCGGGTACACGTGGTTCTGCACTACCTACGAGGCCTGGAAGGGGCGGGTCCGACCTTCGATGCGGCAGATTCATCTGGGCGGCGAGAAGGTGTTCGTGGATTTCGCCGGCGACACCATCGACATCGTCGATCCCCTGACCGGGGAAGTGCAGCCGATGAAGCTGTTCGTCGCGGCGATGGGCGCTTCGAACTACACCTACGCCGAGGCCTGCCCCAGCGAGAGCTTGGCCGACTGGATCCGGGCCCACGTCAACTTGTTCACGTTTTTGAGCGGAACGCCGACGTTCGTGGTCTGCGACAACCTCAAAGCCGCCGTCAGCAACCCCGACCGCTACGATCCCGGCCTCAATCGCACTTATGCCGAGATGGCGAGCCATTACGGCACGGCCATTCTCGCCGCACGGCCGCGGCGCCCAAAAGACAAGGCGAAGGTCGAGGTCGCGGTGCAAATCGCCCAGCGCTGGATTCTGGCCCGGCTGCGCAATCAGCGCTTCTTTTCCCGGGCCGAGCTCAACGCCGCCATCAAGACACTCGTCGACGAACTCAATGCTCGTCAAATGCGTGGCTTCGGCTCAAGCCGCGCCGAACTGTTTGCCGAACTCGACAAACCCAAGCTAACCCCGCTGCCAGATCAGCCTTATGCCTTCGCACGCTGGAAGCGCTGCCGCCTCGCTCCCGATTATCATGTCGAGGTCGACGGCCATTGGTACTCCGCGCCGTATCGTCTGATTGGCGAGCTGGTCGATGCCCGTATCGACGATCGGACGGTCGAGATCTTCCACAAGGGCCAGCGGATCGCCAGCCATGCCCGCGCGCCCAACCGACGCGGACACACCACCATCGCCGACCACATGCCCAGCGCCCATCGCCGCTACGGCAAATGGACCCCCGCCGCGGTGATCGCCGCCGGCGAGCGGATCGGTCCTTCGACAGCAGCGTTTTTCCAGGCCGTGATCGACGCCCGGCCCCATCCAGAACAAGGCTTTCGAACCTGCCTTGGCATTCTGGCGCTCGTCAAAAGCTACGGCGCCGACTGACCGGAATGGCCAAGGCCTTCGAGGAGCAGCGCCGATCGCCCGATCTCGAAGCCCTGCCGTTCGAAGATCGCATCGGCCTGTTGGTCGACCGCGAAGCCGCCGAACGCGACACCAGGCGGCTCACCACGCGCCTCAAGATCGCCGCACTGCGCCAGACTGCTTGCGTCGAGGACGTCGATCTGCGCACCCCGCGGGGCATCGACCGCGCCGTTTTCGCCAAACTCGTCGAAGGTCGCTGGATCGATCGCCACGAGAATTTGCTCGTCACCGGGGCAACCGGCCTGGGCAAAAGTTGGTTAGCCTGCGCGCTCGGCCACAAGGCCTGCCGCGACAACCGATCAGTCCTCTATCATCGCGTTCCAAGGCTGTTCGAGGCGCTCGCGCGCGGAGACGGACGTTACGCCCGGCTCCTCAAAAGCCTCGGCCGCGCTCAGCTTCTGATTTTGGATGATTGGGGACTATCGGTGCTCACCGCCGCGGAACGCCGCGATCTGCTCGAAATCCTCGAGGACCGCCATGGCCGCGCATCCACCATCGTCACAAGTCAGCTCCCCGTGGACACCTGGCATGGAGCCATTGGGGACCCCACGGTCGCCGACGCCATTCTCGATCGCCTCGTCCACAACGCCCACCGCCTCCAGCTCACCGGAGAAAGCATGCGAAAACGCAGCGCCAAAACCATCACCCTTGACGGCCAACCAGAACACTGACTCTATCTCCCATCGGCCGTAGCGGGCCGCTCACGATCGTCTGAATTCAGTGCTCACGATCGCGCGAAATCGATGCTCACGATCCGTGAAATCCGCAGCGCGCTTGAAAATGCGTGATCAAGTCGGCCCGGGCGGTGGTTTGATCTCAGTCGTGCCGCGCTTCCTGATCGTTCCCAGCGAGCTGGAAACGACCGGCGAGAAGCTGATCACGGCGGTGCAGGCGACGCAGACCGCCAACGCGAACCCGTTCGCTTTCCTCGACCTGATCGTCGAGCCCCGCCTGACGAACGCTACCCGCTGGTATCTCGCATGCGATCCGGCGCTGCTCCCCTGCATCGAGTTCGCCTATCTGGCCGGCGCGCCGGGACCGCAGACCGAGAGCCGTGCCGGCTTCGAGGTTGACGGCGTGCAGACCAAGGTGCGCTTGGACTATGGCTGCGGCGCCGTCGAGTGGCGCGGCCTCGTCATGAATGCTGGCGCCTAACATGGCGGACATCGCCGACTTGCAATCGCAGCTCAACGAACTGAAGCGCGCCTATCGTTCGGGCGCGCGTTCGGTGAGCTATGACGGCAAGACCGTCACTTATGCTGACGGCGCCGAGTTGCGGGCCGTCATCGCTTCGCTCGAAAACGAGATCGCGCGCGCGACCGGCTCGCCGCCGTCTGCGATCGGTGTGGTGCGAAGCACAAAGGGTTACTAGAAGATCGGCACGGCAAGTTCATGAGGGCGACGCGGCCAGCCCAACAACGACAAGCCACCTCCCCGCCGCGTCGGCGCGCTGCTTTCAGGGTCAAGGTCGGCGAGGCTGCACAATTAAATGACGCAAACTTAGCTCGGTCAGCCATCCCGCGATACCAAAGCGCGCGCCAACGCGCGTAGCGGGCTGAATGCGAAAGAAGTACGGGTGCCGTATCGTTCTGCTGCCAGATGAGATCAAGACATGGCTCAAGAGCCTCGCTGACGAATGAAGGGAGACCGCGCCAACGCTCAAGTGCGGGTCAGTCCCACTCCTCCTGCTCTTCTGGGTACGCAACGGGTTGGGCTGCCCCCCAACCACGCCCGGGCGCCGAGCCTCCGTATGTTCGTATGTGGGAATGTTCCGTTGAGAGGGTATATGCACCTCGATGCCAAAGGGCGCGCTCCACCGACTTACGCGGGTGATCGGGATCTTCGTCAGAAGCGCTAATCACAGCCGTAAAACGAAAACTTGTAGGCTTGTCGTCTAGCTTTGGGCCGAGGATTGTATCGAGCAATTCGGACGTCACGTTATGGCGCCCTCCATGATGAGGCACCTGGAATTTGTCGATGCCGGGGAGTTGCAGACCTACGTAAGGTGCGTAGTCGATAATTTCTTGCAAACCATCTCGGCCAGTATCGGCAGTTAGCAGGATCTTCTTCTCATTCAAGTATGCGAATTGCGTTACCGACATTTCGTTTTCGTTGCTCGTGCCTATCGGAGGAAAAAATTCGACGCCCCACCCCCTTTTGTTCAACACCTTCTCGACTGCCTCGGTGACATAGCCCGCTGCATCGGCGATAGCCTCCGCAATAGTCTTGGCCGCTTGCGGGGTTTTTTGCGACGAAACAACCAAGTCGAGATAGCGTGTTTTTGTTGGCCCCATCACCAGAAAATCGCCTATCGCTCTGCCTTGGAAAGGCTCGTCGATAAAGACACCGTGGCGCAGGGCCACCTCCTCAAGAGTTGCAAGGTTGGGATAAGACTCTCGCAGAGCTTTGCGCAGGCCGTCCGCCGTCGTGAAGCGCGAAAACCTCGAGAGCAACTCGTCTGCATATATCCACGGCCGCAGCATCCAGAGCTTACCAACCCGGAATTCCTCCAACACTTTAACTAGCCCACCAGCGTGATCTCCGTCCTGATGGGTGGAGACGACATGATCGATGAAGGTGGGATTGTCGTAGTGCTTTTGGATATGTTTAACCACCATCTCGCCGGACTGCTGGTAGCCGCCGTCAACAACATGGATGAAGGTGCTCCCATTCCTTCGATAACGAATGCAGATCGCATCGCCGCTTTTCTTAGCTTCCACGTCCAAGAAATCTATTTCAAAATAATCGTCCAA